ATGTAAAAGAAAGAGAATTAATACAACAACTTAGAGATACATTAGGCGTTGAAGTTCAAACCAAAGCTAGTAAAGAATTAGGTTTAGAAAGCGAAGAAGAACTACAACTACATTTACAATTAGATTATAAACAATCAATTGAAATAGCTGAAGAAGAAGTTATTAATAATATATTAGATAAAAATAGATACGATCTAACAAGACGTAGATTTTCTAATGATTTAACTATTTTAGGTATTGGTGCTGTTAAAACAAACTGGAATAGAGCAGAAGGTGTTGTAGTTGAATATGTTGATCCAGCTTCTTTAATATATTCATATACTGAAGATCCTAATTTTGAAGATATTTATTATGCTGGTGAAGTTAAGTCTATATCTTTATCAGATCTTAAAATGCAATTTCCTAACCTAACAGAAGAGGAAATGATTCAAATACAAAAATACCCTGGTAATCAAGAGTATTTAAGAAATTGGAGTGGTAGAAGTGATTCTCAAACTGTTCAAGTAGTTTATTTTGAGTATAAAACTTATTCAGATCAAGTATTTAAAATAAAAGAAACAAACACAGGTTTAGAAAAAGCATTAGAAAAGCCTGATACTTTTAATCCACCTGCTAATGATAATTTTGAAAGAGTTTCTAGAACTATTGAAACGCTTTATTCAGGAGCTAAAATATTAGGTCACCCAATGATGCTAAATTGGGGTTTATCTGAAAACATGACTAGGCCAAATGCCGATACTAATAAAGTAAAAATGAATTACACTATATGTGCTCCTAGAATGTATAAAGGACGTATAGATTCATTAGTTAATAGAATAACTGGTTTTGCTGATATGATTCAGTTAACTCATCTTAAGATACAACAAGTATTATCCAGAGTAGTTCCAGATGGTGTATTCTTAGACATGGATGGTTTAGCAGAAGTTGATTTAGGTAATGGAACTAACTATAACCCGGCAGAAGCTTTAAACATGTATTTTCAAACTGGATCTATTGTTGGTAGAAGTTTAACTCAAGATGGTGATCCTAATAGAGGCAAGGTTCCAATACAAGAATTACAAACTGGATCTGGCGGTGCTAAAATACAATCATTAATACAGACTTACCAGTATTATCTACAAATGATTAGAGACGTTACTGGACTTAATGAAGCTAGAGATGGTGGAACTCCAGACAAAAATGCTTTAGTAGGTTTACAAAAACTAGCAGCAGCAAACTCTAACACAGCAACAAGACACTTAGTTCAAGCCATGTTATACTTAACATCTAGAACTTGCGAGAACGTTTCATTAAGAGTAGCTGATTCATTACAATTTCCTTTTACTAGACAGGCTTTAGAGAATAGTATATCAAGATATAACGTAGCTACATTAGATGAGTTATCAGATTTAAATATACATGACTTTGGTATATTCTTACAGTTAGAACCAGAAGAAGAAGAAAAACAAGTTTTAGAAAACAATATTCAAATAGCTTTAAAAATGGGTGGTATTGATCTTGAAGATGCTATAGATTTAAGAGAAATAAACAATATTACTTTAGCCAATCAAATGCTAAAACAACGTAGGCGTCAAAAGCAGAAAAGAGATCAAGAAGCTTCTCAAGCTAACATACAGGCTCAAGCACAAGCAAATGCTCAATCAGCTGAAAAAGCAGCATTAGCAGAAATGCAAAAACAACAAGCATTAGCAGAGACAGAAGTTCAAGTTGAACAAGCTAAGTCTCAGTTTGAGATAAACAAGATGCAACAAAAAGCAGAAATTGATAGACAACTACTTGAGTTAAGATATAGCTTTGACGAAAAGTTAAAGAAAATGGATCTTCAAATGATGAAAAATAAAGAAGCTTCAATAGAAGATCGTAAAGACGAAAGAACAAGAATACAAGCCACACAACAAAGCCAAATGATAGATCAAAGAAAAAATGATTTATTACCAACTGATTTTGAAAAAAATCAAGTAGACCCATTGTTAGGTTAATCTAACAATTTATTATTATTAATTATTATATTATATTATGTCAGAAACAGTTCAAGATAAAGAAAAGAAACCTTTAAAAATTAAGGCTAAAAAACCTTCTTTAAAACAAAAAGAAGATAAAACACATAAAATTGATTTAAGTAAAAAAGAAGAAAGCGCAGTTGAAGAACCAAGCATAGAGAAAATTGTACTAAAATCAGATGATAAAAAAGAAGAGCCAAAAGTAGAGATTCAAGAGATAACAAAATCAGATGATAAAGAATCTATTTTAGAAGATAAAAAAGAAGAAATAATATCTCCTATATCTGAATTTGTTAAAGAAGAAATTAAAGAAATAAAAAAAGAGCATAAGGAAGCTATAAGAGATGAAAAGGTATTAGGCAAGCCATTACCAGAAAACATCGAAAAATTAGTTTCATTTATGGAAGAGACCGGTGGAACTATAGATGATTACGCTAGGTTAAATACAGACTATTCAAATGTAGATGAAAACACTCTACTTAAAGAATATTATAAAAATACTAAACCACATCTAAATCAAGAAGAAGTAGATTTCATAATGGAAGACAATTTTTCTTTTGATGAAGAAATGGATGAAGAGCGAGATGTTAAGAAAAAGAAACTCGCATTCAAAGAAGAAATTGCAAAAGCCAAAAACTTTTTGGAAGAAACCAAGAGTAAATATTACGACGAGATCAAGTTGAGACCCGGCGTTACTCAGGAACAACAAAAAGCTATGGATTTTTTCAATAGATACAACAAAGAACAACAAATAGCAGAACAACATCACAAAAATTTTCAACGTTCAACTAATAAACTATTTGCCGATGAATTCAAAGGTTTTGAATTTGAAGTAGGTGAAAAAAAATTTAGATACAATGTTGCTAATGTAAATGATGTTGCAGAGAAACAGTCAAACTTAAACACGTTCGTTAAGAAGTTCTTAAACAATGAGGGAGAAGTTGTTGATACTGTAGGTTATCACAAAGCTATTTATGCCGCTGACAATGCTGATACAATAGCTGGTCATTTCTACGAGCAAGGTAAAGCCGATGCAGTTAAAGATATGATGGCTAAATCTAAAAATATAAGTCAAGAACCTAGGCCAAAAGCTAATGGTGATATTTTTATTGGAGGATTAAAAGTAAAAGCAGTTAATGGCGTTGATAGTTCTAAGTTGAAATTTAAAAGTAAAAAATAACAACAACAACTAAAAAAACAAAATATGAGTTTTACAACAGGTGGGAGTTTTCCCGCAAGTATAGTTCCTCAAGCATCAAGAATGGCAGTCAGAGACAATTATTTGTCTTTTGATTCTGCTGCTGGTGGTGGAACTTTCGCACAACAATATCTACCTGAGCTTTACGAAGCGGAAGTAGAAAGATACGGAAACAGAACTTTAGGTGGTTTCTTGAGAATGGTAGGAGCTGAAATGCCTATGACTTCTGATCAAGTAATTTGGTCTGAACAAAATAGACTTCATATAGCTTATCAAACAGCGCAAGCTACTGATGCTATTAATGGACAAGCTAATGCAAGAATAACTGTAGACATGACTACTAATGCTACTGCTGGAAGTCCTAATTGTGCTATAAGAATAGGTCAAACAATTCTTTTATCCGATAATGCTACTGGATTAGTAACTATTAAAGGTTTAGTTCAAAATGTTTCTCCAGCTGCTCCAAATAACATTATTGATATATCAGTTTATGGAACTGTTGGAGGTACTCCAATTGCTACTGCTGGCCTTACTTCAGGTGCTGCAGGAAATGTAAACTTATTTGTTTACGGTTCTGAATTTGGAAAAGGTACTACAGGAATGCAAGGTTCTATTACACCTTCTTTCACTCAGTTTGAAAATTCTCCAATAATTATAAAAGATAACTTTAAAATCAACGGTTCTGATGCTGCTCAAATTGGGTGGGTTGAAGTTGCTACTGAAGATGGACAGTCTGGATACTTATGGTATCTAAAAGCTGAGTCTGAAACTAGATTAAGATTTGAAGATTATTTAGAAATGGCAATGGTTGAAGGTGAATTTATGAATCCTGCTGCTATAAATGCTTCTACTGTTTCTTACGAATTTGGTGGAGCTGGTGACCCAAGTGGTGCTAGTACTACTCAATTTGCTAAAGGTACAGAAGGTTTATTTGCTGCTATCGAAGCAAGAGGTAATGTATATTCTGGTTTTGCTGGAGCTGCTGCTCCTGGTTCAGGTGCTTTAGGTGATTTCGATGAAATCCTTAAAAACTTAGACAAGCAAGGTGCTATTGAAGAAAACATGTTATTCTTATCTAGAGCTACTGCTCTTGATTTTGACGATATGATTGCTGCTGTTAACGGTGGATTTGCTTCTACTCAAGCTGCTTCTTATGGTCTTTTTGACAATGATGGTGACATGGCATTAAACTTTGGATTTTCAGGATTTAGAAGAGGTTCTTATGACTTCTACAAAACTGACTGGAAATACTTAAATGATGCTACTACTAGAGGATTATCTAAAGAGATTGATGGTGTAATGGTTCCTGCTGGAACAACTACAGTGTACGATCAAATGTTAGGATCTAATATTAGACGTCCATTTCTACATGTAAGGTACAGAGCTTCTGAATCTGAAGATCGAAGAATGAAATCTTGGATTACTGGTTCAGTAGGTGGTGCTTACACTGACACTTTAGATGCGATGACTGTAAGTTT